GTTTTTCAGGATTTTCAGGTATTTCAGGATATAGTGGATCAAATGGATCTACAGGATCACCAGGCCCAACAGGGCCAACAGGATCGCCAGGAGGTACTGGGCCAACTGGGCCAACTGGCCCTACAGGATCACCAGGCCCAACTGGCCCTACAGGCCCAACTGGCCCTGCTGGTGCAGGTATTAGCGTAACATTTAATACAATATCATCTTATGTGATCGCATATACAGTTGTTAATGTGGCAGTTGGTGCATCAGTTGCAGGTAGTAGTGTTCCAGTTTACAAGAGTTGCGGGGCTTCTAATGGAACGTGCTCTGGTTCATGGTACTATTTAGGAAGAACAAGCACTGGAAGTTCAGGATTATTTGCCAGATACGCATGATTTTTTGAAAGGTTTTAAATGTTTACAGTTGTTTCAATTGCAAATCCAGTTTACACAAATTCTGAAGGCACTGGAATTGATTGTGATATTCAATTTGCAGAATTATCAGGAACACATCAATTTCATGCAACATCATATGATCCAGAACCACATGGTGTGGAAATATATAATGATATAGTTGCAGGAAAATATGGCGCAATATCACCATATGTTCCACCCGTAGTCGTTCAACCACCAACAACTGGAACACAACAGGCTTAAAAAATGGTAGAAAATATAGATCCACAACATGATTTTACTTATGATGGCGCATCTATCAGGGTTTATCATGCTAATAAAGGCCAAGGATTAATAAGTCATCAACATATTTATTCCCATGCAACAATGTGCAACAGTGGTTCATGTTTAGTTACTTTGCCTGGAAGAAGTTACACAATAGATAAATATTCAAAACCATTAAATTTGCCTCAAAATGAAAACCATGAAATTGAGGCTTTGGAAGATAATACAGTATTTGTAAATATATTTGCAGAAGGTAAATATTAATGGTTCATTTGCCTATTTGGTATTTGGGTGAAATATCTTTGGATGATTGTGAAAAAGCATTTGAAGAATTCATAAAAATACCACCTAAAGATGCATCTATGGGTGACAAAATAAGCTCATATGATCATAATTTTAGAAATACAACAGTTAGATTTGCAGATAGGATGCATTGGTTTGGTGCTAATTTAATAAATTTTTGTCATCTAGCAAATACTGAATGTAAATGGGATTATGAAACAAACCAATTTGAAGCAATACAATTTGCTGAATATGGAATTGGACAACATTACAAATGGCATACTGATAATTTTTTATTATCTGGAAAAGAAATTGACAGAAAAATAACAGTTGTTTGCCTTTTATCAGATCCATCAGATTTTGAAGGCGGTATTTTGCAATTAAGATTGTATAAAGAATATACCCCAACATTAAAAAAAGGATCTATTATTGCTTTTCCATCAATTATTGATCATCAAGTTACACCAGTAACAAAAGGTAAAAGATATACTGCAACCATGTGGTTAAGTGGCCCAAGATTTAAATAAAACAAAATATGATAAAAAATTATGAAATACAGTATTGTTGTACCAACTTATAACAATTGCCAAAAATATCTTAAACCATGTATTGAATCAATACTCAAATACACAGATATTGCAAAAATTGAATTGGTTATTTCTGCTAATGGTTGTACTGATGACACCATTACATACCTTGATTACCTTAAAAGTTATTTCAATCATTTTGGTTTATCCAAAAACTTGATTGTTTTGTGGAATGATGAACCAATTGGATTTGCAGGTGCAACCAATGCAGGTATATTGCGATCAAATGGTGATTATGTCGTTTTACTTAATAACGATACGGTTTTACTTGATCAACAAAAAAATCAATGGTTGGAAATATTAGAAAAACAATTTATAAATGAAAAATGTGGTGTATCTTGCATTATTAAATCCAAATCAATAGAAACCAATAAAAATTTTGGTGTTTTCTTTTGTGTGATGATTTCTAAAAAATGTATGGATACGGTTGGATTATTGGATGAACAGTTTAATGTGGGTGGATGTGAAGATATGGATTTTTGTGCAAGAGCAGAAATCAGTGGATTTGAAATTTGTGAAGTATTTGAAAAGTTGTACGATGGCAAACAATTCACAGGCGGTTTTCCAATTTATCATGTTGGTGAAGGCACAATGCATGATCCTGATTTAGTTCAGGATTGGGAAAACAAATTTAAATTAAATTGTTTGAAACTTGCAAAAAAATACAATCGTGAATATTACAAGTTTTTATTGTCTAACAATTTTGAACGAGCAATATTTTTAAAAGGCGATAAAGTATTTGAAAGAGAATCAACCAGATATGAATGGGCCGCTAAAAACATAATTGGAAATGATGTTTTAGAAATTGGATGTTCAACTGGATATGGATGCCAATTTTTGCCCAAAAATGTTCAATATACTGGAATTGATTATGATCCAATAATTGTAAAAGTTGCAAAAGAACAAGAATGGGGATCAGCATTATTTGCAAGTCTTGATGTTAATGATATATCTTTTTCATTATCTGAATTTGATACCATCATTGCATTTGAAGTAATAGAGCATTTGGACAATGGTCTTGATATAGTTGAAAAACTGAAAAAGCATTGCAAAAGGCTTTTAATTACAGTTCCACATTTAGAACCCTTTGGATTTTGGGGGCATCATCACAAATTGCATGGATTAAGTGAAAAGGATTTTCCAGGGTTTGAATTTGAATACATTGATGAACATGGTGCAATTAGCAAAGAATTAAGGCCAATTAGCGATTCAAACAAATGTAATCTAATGCTTTGCAGGTGGTCAAATGTCTAAAGTTTTATGTTCAGTTTCAACCAGGGGAAGATATTTCACCACATTGCCATTGACATTACAGGCAATCATCAATCAAACCAAAAAGGTCGATAAACTCATTATATTTGATGATAATGATGATCCACAGGATATGAGGAACGAGTTGGTTTATTCCTACTTTTTTCAGATGTTGGACATTAAAAAAATTGATTGGGAATGGAGATTTGCAGAAAAAAAGGGGCAACATTTTAATCACCAGGTTGCAAACACAATGGGATTTAAATGGGTTTGGCGTGTTGATGATGATGCATTGCCTGAACCAAACGTATTAGAACGATTGTTCATGTACACATCAGATGATGTTGGCGCAGTAGGTGGATCTATCCTTACACCACCATTGGGGGGTTATTTTGAATCATCTGGATTGATTGAAGATATTGACAAAGAACCCAATATTCAATGGTCTGAAATACGGATGATGAAAAATGTTGAACATTTGCACTGTTCATTTTTATATAGAGCAGGTATTTGTGATTACAACTTGAAATTGTCTAGAGTTGCGCACAGAGAAGAAACTTTATTCACATATGCATTGCATAAAAAGGGATACAACATTATTGTTGTTCCAGGTGCAACCACATGGCATTTAAAAAACCCTGATGGTGGAATAAGAAGTGAAACCAAAAAAGAGTTATATCACCATGATGAACAGATTTTTAGAAATTTCATTAGAGCAAAAGACAAAACAATTATTGTTTTGAATTGTGGAATGGGGGATCACATTATTTTTAGCAAAATATTGCCTGAAATAGAAAATGCAGATGTTTATTCATGTTATCCAGAAATAGTGCCAGGTAAATCAATTGCAGAGGCTGAACACTTATTTGGTGATCTTGACCAATGGAATATCTACAAAAAAATGGATCAATGGAATTGGAAAAGTAGTTTGGAAAATGCATTTCGGAAGATGTATCTATGATTATCATTGCACCATTTGCACAAAAATTGCGCAATAATAAAGAAAATCCAAAAAATTATGCATATTGGAATCAACTTGTATATGAAATTCAAAAATTTGAACAGGTGGTGCAAGTTGGCGTTACTGGTGAAAATCAATTGGTGGATGATTTCAGGAAAGATTTGCCAATTTCAGAATTGAAAAAACTGATTGCTGAGTGCAAAACATGGATTTCATGCGATAGTTTTTTTCAACATTTAGCATGGTCTGAAGGCAAACCAGGCATTGTTTTATGGTCAGTTTCAGATCCATTGATATTTGGGCATCCAGAAAATACCAATTTGTTAAAAAATCGTAAATATTTAGAACCAAATCAATTTTTATGGTGGGAATATGTAGAACATAAGGATTATAAATTTGTAGATCCCTCTGAAGTGCTAAAGTATTTGAAATAGAATCAAAGTTGTTTTAGAATTTAATCATTTAATAGGTGCTAAAAATGCAAGATTGGCAAGGCGTTATTGATTTAGTTGGAGGATCAATCCTTGCCGTAATGGGTTGGTTTTGCAGAGAATTATGGGATTCAGTAAAAGCACTAAAAAACGACATTAAAAACATAGAAGTTGAATTGCCAACAAATTATGTTCGCAAAGATGAAATCAATCAAAGATTTGACAAAATAGAAACAATCCTTGAAAAAATATTTGATAAATTAGATCAAAAGGCAGACAAATAAATTGATCCATTTACCATCATTGCAGGTGCAAATTTAGCGTTTAAGGGCATCAAAGACCTTTGCCAGATGTATCAGCAAGGCAAAGCAGTTGTACAGGAAGTGCAAAAAACTGTAAATGAAGTAAAAGAAATTGCAGAGGAAGTTCAAGGATTTTGGGCTGAATTAGCATCTTTTTTTACTAATAAACCAAAAATAAAACCAAAAATTGCAGAAAATAAGCAAAAACAGGCAGAAAAACCAGTAAAAAGCAAAAATCAAGAGTTTGATCAAAATGCTTTATATGCTGAAATTGGAAAGAAATTAACAGAATTTTTTAAGGCTTACAACGCATTAAAAGCCCATATTGAGGAGGAGGAGGAAAAATCCAAAACTGTATATGATCCAACTGGGGATCAAACTGAAAAGGCAGTTCAAAGAGTTTTGGCAATGTCTCAAATGGAAGATATGGGGGTACAACTTAGGGAGTACATGGTTTACCAAGTACCCCAGGAGTTGAAAGATTTATATACTAGAATTAATGAAATGATTGGCACAATTGCCAATGAACAGGCCATTGCAAAACAAGCTATGCTTAAAAAAAGGGCAGAAACTGCATGGCAACAAAAACAAAAACAAAACAGAATTTGGTACAAAAGTATGATTACAGTAATCGTGGCAATAATATCAATTTACATGGTGGTGTTAATGTGGGCAATTCATCTGGTGACGATTTCCCATACGGATATTTGATTTTTGTAATTATCATTGCATTGATTTTTGTGCTAATTTTGCCAGTGATGGGGTTTATGCTAATGGATATGATGGAAAACAGGCGAGAGGTTCAAATTTCCTTGCATAAAATTGAAAAACTTAGAAAAGAAATAGAAAATGAAAAGAGGGAAAAATGAGCGTTTTTAATCCTTGGGTTTTATTAAGTATTCTTTTATCAATTATTGGCGCATTTGGATCAGGTTACTACAAAGGGGGCAATGATGAATCAGCAAGAAATCAAATTGAAGTTGCAAAACTTAATCAACAAGCTAGGGCAAAAGAGCAAAAAATGGTTGAACAATCTGCAACAATTTTTAATCAATTACAAAAAGTAAATCAAGATGCAGATAAAAAACAAGCTCAACTTAAATCTGATTTGGCTACTGCTAATCTGCGGTTGTTCGTCAATCTCAAAACCAGTGGCGTATCAATGTCCAACGATCCCACCAATGGAAATACAGAAGCGAGAGGCCAACTTGACAACTCAACTAGTGAATTCCTTATCGGCCTCAGCACCACAGGCGATAAAGCAATAAATGAATTGAATTCATGTATTGATCAATATAATAATGCGTACATACTTTTGAAAGGAAAATAATGAAAAATTGGACATTAAAGGGTTGCGTAACTATGATTGCAACATTATCCTTGATGGGCGTTATTGCATCAATGATATGGATGTTTATTCAAGCGGTGCTAGATCCAACAGTTGATGATAAAGTTGTTTTTGATATTGTTGGCCCTGCATTTCAATCAATTTGTGGTGGATTTTTGGGTTTAATTACAGGCATACACATTGGAAAGGCACAAAATGGATCTGAGTGAACACTTTACCCTAGAGGAAGCAACCTATTCTGAGACTGCGGCAAGATTAGGTATTGACAATCAACCCAATGCACAACAATTGGAAAACATGAAGAAGGCCGCACAGGGCATGGAGGAGGTCAGAGCATTGCTTGGCAAGTCAATTCACATCAATTCATGGATTAGATTACCTGCGGTAAATGAGGCAGTTGGTGGATCTAAAGTTTCAAGCCACATGGATGGATGGGCGGTTGATTTCACCTGCAAAGATTTTGGCACACCATTGATGGTTGCAAAGGCCATTGCAGATGCAGGAATCAAGTTTGATCAACTAATCCATGAGTATGCAACCTGGACACATATAAGTTTTGCACCTGAAATGCGTATGCAAAAATTAACTATTTTTAACCCTCAAAAGAAATATGCGCATGGCTTATTTTCAAAAGAAGAATATCCAAATCACGTTTGATAATAAATGAAAATGATGGCGGCATAAATTAGCAATCTATGCCTCCAATCAATTTTCATAAGAAGTAATAAGATAGAGAAAAACCAAAAGTGAACCAGTAAAAATGCATGATCCAATAACAAAACAAACAAAAAAAGTAAGCGCATCATAAATTGCATCCATTTTTATTTCCCTTTTTTTCTTTAAGTTTCTTTTGATTACGTTTTCTCCACAATGATGGTTTACCCTCATTTGGTGGTTTTGGTTTAGTTTCTTTTTCCATTAAAAAGGTATGTCGCTATCCATATCATCAAAACCAGATTTTTCATTTGGATCTGATGTTTTAGTTTTATTGCTTAAAAGTCGAATTCGATCTGCAACAATTTCAGTTGAAGTGCGTTCAATTTGATCTTTGTCAATATATTTTCGATATGACAAATAACCCTGCACATAGATCAATTGTCCTTTTTCAACATAAGTGCTAACAAATTTTGAAAGTGGCGCAAAAGATTTTATTCTATGCCATTCAGTTTTTTCAACATACTCATTTGAATTTTTATCTTTAAATCGAATGGAAGTTGCAAGGCTAAAGTTGGAAACTAAATCACCATTTTGAAATGTGTGAGTTTCAGGATCTGCACCAACTCTGCCAATTAGTTGTATTTGATTTAACATTATTTATCCAAACAATTATCTGCATTAAATTTAAACTCTGCATATTCAAAAAGATATATCCAGGATAATAATTCCCATTCTTTGCCATATGCCTCATATGATTTCGCAAGTGCGGCCCATTCATGTCCTCTTAATATGTAATACATCAATCCATTTTCCTTATTTTTTCCAATATTTCAATAATTTGCTCAATGTCATTTTCATCAAGCAAAGGCATTATATTTTTACCCTCAAAAAAAACATTATGGATTTCATATTCAGGATCATAATCTGGTGATTCAAGTTGACCCCATTTATCTCTAGGGCCAGGCATGAATGGGGTGTAATCAAAATAAACATCCACAATTGTGTTTTTCCAATGTATTGTGTGATTGATCATTTGCATTTATCCAATATTTCTTTTGTTAAGGCATCAACATCATTTACAAATGCAACCAATTCAGTTTCATAATCTTTTAATTCTTTGTCGGTTGGAGTAAATCGAAATACAAACAATTTCAATTTTTCTGGCATATCCTCATTGTAGGAAATGAAATCACAATACTTGCAATTAGTAACAAATACATTGTGCAATACCTGCCAATAATATTCATTTGGTACTTTATTATCTTGAATGTATGAATAATGAATTTTTGGTATTGGTGCTTTAATTTCAACCAATCCCATTCGGTTATCAATAAATCCATCAGGTGAACATCCAAACATTTTGCCATCTGGATAACAAAAGCCAATTTCCTCCACCATGTTGCCAGTTTGAATTTCATAGGCCATTCGAGCAAATTTCTCCAACTCATTGCCTCGTTCAATGTGTTTGTTGGTAAATGTATCCTCTGGTATTTTTCCAGTAATACGTTCCAAAGCTAATTGAAACCTATAATTTCTGCGTGTGGATGCCTCAGTGCCTTTTGTTTTGCCTTTGGCTTGAATCTCCTGCGCATGAGATCCAGTGGCTTTGCCAAGTCGATCTGCATACCATTCAGGCGTTTTTTGTTCATGTTGGCTGATTATTAGCATTATTTTCCTTTGTTTCAATTATTTCTACATTATCACGATCAATCAATTCTTTTTTCCTGAAATTACAAGCATATTTGAATTGTTTGTTATCAACTTTGGCATCCAAAAACTTTTGATTGCCAGTTTTCCAAACATTCTCCAATTCAGCTAATGATTCAGCTTTTCCTGCCTTATCAATCCATTCCTGAGTGTCTAAGGCAACGATTTCAATTGTTCCCATATCTTTTATGCGATGTGCCTCATCCTCATCATATATGCCAGTGTATCCAAAAGCCAATCGAGCGCACTGAATAAGAGTTTTATGTCTCAAAAATCTTTTGGTATGGGATTGCCAAGGGCCAGGTCTGGATCTGCCTTTTTCATCAACGTATGCAGGTCGATAAACTTCGTCCAAATATTCTCGAACAATTACAGGATGGGAACGATCTTTTCTACGAATGACACATTCCATCCATTCGGGGCAAGGTCTAGAACCATTCAATTCAATTGATGTGGGTGATTCATTAAATGAAATGCCATCCAATTGTTGGTGATCGTTGATTATCCTACTCCAACCATCAACACCAACAACAGGAATTACACCACCATTTTTTGAATCTGGAAAAGCGTAAATTTCTTTTGTCCAAGGATTAAGGGAATATTGATTTGCCACAACCAACAATGCAATCATTTGCGCATCTGATGCTGATGATTTGAATACGGTTTGTTTTAGCGTTTCAAGCACTTTGGAATCATTGCCCATTCCAAATTTTTCTGCCAATTGATTCGATAATGTTACCAATGCACTCATATTAACCCCAAAAAAAAGTTGCAACAAAAATGACTGCCAAAACAAAAGTAATGATCAATCCACCAATCATCACAATTTTGTCGGCTTTATCAAATGGCCTTTTGTAATGTTCAATTGAGTTTGCATAATCGTATGCAGATCTGCGTGGCACATTGCCAAAGTTTTCATTTTCATTCATTTTGAAGTTTCCTTTGTGTCATATGTAAGTGATTGAAGATTAGCAATTGAATTATCAATTTTTTTTATTTTTGCCCAATAATCCTCTTGAATTTTTTTCTTTTCTTTATTAAGTATTTCAATTTGTCTTGCAGTTGGATCAAAATTATCAGGAATTTCAACATCAAACTCATGTTTCATAACAATTACTCGATATTGAGTTTCCATTTCAAACGGAAAAAAATCATATTGAGCATCACCAATATGACCTAAATCTTGATGTATAAATCCTTTTATTGTTACTTTCATAGTTTTCCTTTGTTTCAGTTAATGGTTGTACATTGCGTTCAACCTGGTTTAATTGTATACCTAAATTAACGCAAAAATCAATAAATATCAAAATAACCCTGAAAAGTAATCGGGTATTTACATTTAATGTAAATTCGTATATACTTTCCCATTATGACCAAAGAATTAGCAATACAACTGGCGGGATCACAAGCAAAACTGGCTAGATTGCTAGGAATAACTCGCATGGCGGTTCATAATTGGGAAGACATACCCCAGGCAAGGATTTGGCAATTGAGGTTGCTGAGGCCCAATTGGTTCGAGGTGATACAGTAGTTTTGAGGCATGGCTAGGTTAGCTACCGAAAAGGAAAATCGTTCATTCCCTGCCAATGTTTCTAAGTTGAACGCAAACTGATGACGTAAGGTTTATATGTATTATTATCAATTTAACATTGGGGATTATCAAACCCATACATCCCATTTAGAACCAATGGAGGATCTGGCATATCGCAGATTGCTCGATTATTATTATTTGCATGAAACTCCCATTCCTGATGATATTGACAAAATCAGTAGATTGATTCGTATGCGAACGCATACCGATTGCATTGCATTAGTATTGCAAGAGTTTTTCCAACGCACTGAAAATGGTTGGATTTCTGAACGAGCAGACAAAGAAATATTAAAAACTGGTGAAAAATCAGAAAAAGCCAAAGCATCTGCCAGAGTAAGATGGGATAAAAATGCGAACGCATTGCAAACGCAATCCGATAGTAATGCTACCCAAGACCCAATACCCAAGACACATAACCCAAAACCCAAAACCCAATTATTAGCACCTGAAGGTGTATCAAAGGAGGTTTGGGAATCTTTTGTTAAACAAAGGAAGTTATCCAGAGCGGCAATATCTGAAACTGTAATCAATGGAATTGCTCGGGAGGCCAACAAAGCAGGGTGGACATTGGAGGAGGCATTGGCAGAAGTTGCAACTCGGGG